TTTTCAATAGCAAATGATGGAATTTTCTTGGTATTGAGCATATCATTTATCGCTTTGATCTGGGCTCCAAGACTTCCTTTCACGTTTGGATTCGCCTGCCTTGCATCAAGTGCGAAACCTTCCTCTGTTGTAGTTTGGTTGTTTACCACGTTCGCCGCAGGAAGCGCGCCATTGATGGTTTTCTTTAATTCTGCTACATCCCCATTTAGCTTCCCTGTGTCACCTGTGTATGGTACGAAATCGTCGTATGTTGCGGAGAGGTTGGTGGTGAGCATTGGCTTAACTACTACGTTAGATAAAGGGGCTTTATCGCCAATTCTAATATAAAACCATACTTCTGTATTTTCCAATATCTCTGCTATGCCATCCTGATCTGCCAATATGTCATTACCATCTTTGCTTCTTAATGAACATGACGCACTGGAATTTGAATTGCTTATTCTTGTTACTTTATATGAGCCTTTATTGACTGTTAGTTTATCAACAATAAAGAATGTTGGCACTACAGTAGCCGTTCCATTCAAGGTATAAGTGCCATCTCCATTATTGGTACAAGTTACTCCATTTTGAGTAACGGTTTCAAAAGTAGGCTTCAAAAGATTTACGGTTGTTTCTTTTCTTATGTCAGTTAAGTTGCTAGTTACAACTTTATTTTGCACAGGGTTAGTGGATGTCGAGGATAGAGCGTCATCTACCGTGACTGCGTTACCCACAATCGACTTAGTCCAATATTCTGTATTGCTTGTTACTGTTCCTGCCGGAACATTCTTTTTTGCAAAATACAATGTGTTATTATAAGTTACTGCATCCAATCTCTTATATGTAGCATTTGCGCTCCAATCACCTTTTGGCACAATTGCTACTCTTCCTGCTATAGCCATTCTAAGCCACCTCCCAATTCAAATTTCCGTCATCATCAACGACAAAGTTATATGCCGAATTGTCCGTATAAACCAACTCCCCATCCTCATTCACATCAAACTCTGCCATTTTGAGTTTTTTGTTAATCTCGCTTTCGATTCCCTGCGCCCGATCTGCGCTGTCCTTGGCGTCTGTAGCAGATTTTGCCGCGTTGGTTTCGGATTCTCCTGCACTTTTGGCAGATGCTACAGCCTTTGCAGATTCAACCTTAATGTCTGCAAGATAATCCGGGCGCAGATGCTTTTCTTGGATACTTCCCTCTTTCACGATTGCGGACACCTTACCGTCACTGCCGATTGCAAATGCGATTGTATCAGAATCCAAGAACTCATACTGCGTGATCAGCGCGGATAAGTCCACGTTCTGCGCCGTGCCATCGTTAAGCGTGATTACCAACTGCTGACTTTCCGGATCATACTTGAAGTTGACCGCCAACTTCTCCAACTTGGTATCAATAACCGCCTTGGAGCCGTTCATCTTAACAACTGTCAGTGTGCCGTTAGATTCATCCCAAAGGATTTCCTTTACAAGTTCGTTAGCCTTGGTCAAGTCAACTTTGGATGCATCCATAGCAACCACGCGATCATCCAGATTGTCAATCGCCAAGTCCATCTTGTTAAGATTGGATTCATTTACCGCTGTTTTTTCACTTGGGAGATTCTCCCAGTTGATGCGGTTATATATTTTCTGCATGGCTCACACTCCTTTCTAGTGCGGATAATCGTTGCTCAAAGTCCTTCATCTGTTCACTCAAATTTTTGTTTTCTCGCTTTAACTTTTCAATCTCCTTTTGTTGTTTTTGAATCATCTGAACATGCATAGCATGAAGCTCTCGATAATTAACGTGATGCAACTTATCATCGACATATAAATCAACGTGTTCATCCGTGTCAACCGGAAGATATTCATATAACGACGTATCGCGTTCCCTAATTCCAACATCTAACAAGGCTTTTTCTAATTCCTGTGAGATAAAGCCGTAATGATATTGCCTGCTATCGGAAGATTTAAGCCCCGGCTTATATCTAAATTTAACAGGATGTAGTTTTAGATAAGCGGATTCTAATTCTTCCGGCAAATCAGTTATGTGATCCTTGATTCTTCTATCAGATCCGGTGTCAATCGTATATACTTCGCCATGAATTTGATATGTTCCGCTGTCTCCACCAATCACATTTAAAAATCGAATTGCTTTTTTAATCGTTGCGTTGCTGGTTGTTCCTGTTGGATAAGCCGTTATATTTTTTACCGGAATATCAGGAATGGCTTGATCTACATAGCTTTCAGTTGCCAAGTTTTCCCCGTTTGCGTCAGTAACAGACGATAAATCCAACCTAACGTTCTGCAAAAATGCATTATTTCTTCCGTCATGACTTAATATCTCTACTCCATATGCGTCACCGCTGTCAAAAAGCAGAGAGTCTATTATATGTACTCGTCCAAGAGCGTCCAGCTCGAAATTGTTACACTCTACAATCAATCGGTTTCCGCGTAACACAATCTGGTCGGCACTGGCATTAATCATAGAAATAACTTGGTCATTCTCATCCCTACCCAGCTTCAATTCCAATGATGCGTCTAATTGCCCTTCCGCTTTTTGTGCTCGCGTGACTTCTGCAGTAATTGCGTCTGCTGTCTGCGTGATATTCGACTTCAATTCTCCCTCAGCATCTGTAGCGCGCTTTACTTCTGTAGCAATACTTTCTGCGGTCTGCTCAAATTTAGAGCTTGTCTGTTTTTCTAAATCCTCATACGTGGATTGAAGATGGTCTGCGTTCCTCTCTAGCTTTCCGGTACGTCTTTCCACGCTTTCAATCGTGTCTCTGATAGAATTGACCTTTGCAGAGTGCATCTGTGTTCCCTGTGCCGAGATTGAATCTCTCTTGCTTTGTACTCCGGTTAAAGTGCGTTGCAATAGATACGTTTCAACAATCTCTCTCGTGGTATTGAATCGGATTGGTTCCCCAAGTGTCAGACATGGATTTCCGACACAGGTGCAACTTTTAATCGGTGTGTATGCCGCCTGTGCCATAATAGGCAATAGGTTATTTGCAATCTGTTCCAGCTCCGCTCCGGTCTTGTCTGATACAAGAAAGTTTCCTGTAATCGAATAGTTGTTTCCGGAAGTTCCAACAATAGCACCGGCATTATCCTCGCTTGTCTTGATTTCAAGCTGTGAGATCGCCTTACTTTGGAAGTCCTCATAATCAAACGTGATATAGTGTCCAGTCATGGACTCTGTATTTGCGTCAGACGGAAACAAATTGTCAGACGGGAACAAATCTTCGGCCGGATAAAGTGCGCTTGTGATTGCTTTCAGAAAGACATACTCAAACTTTCCATTCCGGTTGATATTACCAAAGCATCCGTTAATCTCACAGATTGCCGTTACAACGGTTTTTCCGCTGATAGCGGACTCTTCTGTGACTGCGCTTGAATCGTCCGTCTGTGTGGCTACAATCGTCTTATTGACCGTCATGGAATCATTGACAAGGCTTGTTTCAACTTGCGCGATTCCAAGATGTGCAAAGAAGCTATCGCGGAACTGCTTAAGTGTCATTGGAAAACTAAGTCCTGCATACCAAGACTTTACATCCATATTGATAATGTCATACATTGCGTCATATGCCGTAATCTGCCGTTTTGTACGGTCAGCCGTAGGAACATCGGATGCCACCTTAAAAACTCCGTATGGCATCGGATTTTGGCTATCTCCGTCAATCGTTTCTTCGATAGAGATTGTCTTTCCAATAATGTTTCCTGCGGTGTTCCGCGCTGTGAATTTTACGCAATTCGCTTCGCACGCTCCAAACTTTAATTCAGATTCCGAACAAAGACTTTCTTCGAGCGCAAACGTACCGATTTCAAGCATCGAATTGTCTATTTTTTGATTCGTTCCAACAACAGATATGACCATCTGCTTATCTGTCGCGGAATCCCAATACTTTTCTTTCAAATTGCTATTTATCATATACACCACCTACAAACGAAAATTTGATTGCGTCATATTTTATCTTCCCATGTGCCACAGAATAGAACGTAGGCTGAATGTCAGCGATATATCCGTACTGTGTCACATACCCGCGTTTCTCTGGCACGTATGCCGTGATATAACCGCCACGCTCCTTTGCCTTGGTATAGTTCTTCTCGATATTCTTCCAAAAATCATCAAACTGCTTTTCGGTCAGCATGGCTTTAGTTTCAAACTCGACCTTTAAGGCTTTCAGTTCCACGGCATCACGATGCTCATATCCGTTTTCATCCGTCCAAGGGTCTTTGTCCTGCATATTTACATAGGAACTAAACGTGCCCTGCTTTATTAAATTGTTCGGTATGGTATAATTGCCAAACTTTACTAAATATCCACCATATCCCATCGTTTACCTCCTAAAAATGGGTATAAAAATAGCACCTACCGTTTGGTAGATGCCAATAAAATAAGCCGTGTTTCCACGGCTTAAGTATCATTTATCTTTCAATTTTTATTGTAACCAAGTATATGTATATGCTTCATCAACATATATCTTATAACTGCTCGGATAGATCGTATCGTAATTTGAATCGTACGGAAAACTAAACGAGAAATAATCGGTGTCTCCATTCTTTTCACATTCTGCATAATGATAATCATATTTGATCAAGTTGCCAGATGCATCATACATTACGCAAGAAATTTTTACAAATGAAAAATCTTTTCCGGAATCGTTTGTAGCTTCAACCGTAACATTATCTGCTCCAATGTCCGATTGAACCATTATATTACGAACATCACAAACAGCATTTGTTGCTTCATCAACACTCAACGACATTTTATAGTTATCATAAGAAACATCGTTATAATCAGAATCGCTCGGTGCGTCAAAATAAAGAACACATTCCTTACCGGATTCAAAAGCTCTGTTACAATCGCTTTTGCTATCCAGCATTTTACCGTTTTTGTAGTATACAAGTTTTGCGTCCAGATCAACATTTACCTTGTTGTTGTTTTTCAAGATAACAACAACTCCATGACCACTATCTTGGTATTCAATTGAGATGTTTTTCTTTACCTTGTTCGCATTAAAGGAAGAAGTGACGGTAACTTTGCAAGAAAGCGTTTTCTTTGCAATTTTTGCTTTTACGTACGTTGTTCCTTCTCCAACCGCCAGAACTTTTCCAGACTTGTTTACAGAAGCAACATATTTATTGCCACTACTCCATTTAGCAGTTTTCCTCATTCCGCTTATCTTTAATGTTGCGGATTCTCCAATTTTTAAATTAAGAGTCTTTCTGCTTAATTTGATAGTTGCCGCCTGTGCAACAATCTGTTCCCCATCTGCATTTTGGATTGGCATAGCCGAAATCAAAACGGCAAATGCCAATCCCATCGCTACTAATAATTTTTTTGTGTTTCTCATAATGACTCCTTTCTTGTGATATGATTTATTTAGAATTATATCACGTTCTATTATAGAAGTCACTAAAAAACATATACATTGTCTCCGGTTCGATTGTAATGTTCTCTACCATAATCCCTTGCAGCTTTTCCTATGTCGTTTGTAGTAATTCCGAAATTTTTCTGTAAAATAGCTTGTAATAACTGATTTTGTTGTCGCAGTAAGGAAACCTCTTGCGCAGATGTTGAATTGATAGCATCTTTGATTCCGGTAATTTCTTGGCTTCCTGCGACCGCTGGCTTACCTCCGACTGTTCCCATAATTTCCGGAAGTCCATTTTCTCCAACTGTTGCTATGCTATATTTATCCATAAAACCGCCCGTTGCATAAGCCTTTACTTTAGGTAGGCTCACTTTCGGCACAAGATCGACTCCGCTCCACTTTACCTTTGCTACTTTAGCCGCCGCAGAAACAACACTGTTGAACCCTCTCAAAACGGTATTCACTCCACCGATCAATGAATTTATTGCTGTTTCAATTCTTGAAATTACGGTGTTCATTGCCCCGGCAACGCCACTTTTCACGCTATTCCATAATTTGCTGAATATTTCAGCTACACTTTCTTTCATCTTCGAGAAAGCATTTTTTATCGGGGTGGTTACATGTTCTTTAAACCAACTAGAAACACTGTTCCACGCCCCGGTTACCGCTGTTTTTGCCGCGCTAAATGCTTTCTGAATAGATTCTTTTGCTGAACTAAAAGCATTCTTAATAGGTGTTGTAACATGCTCCTTAAACCAACCGGAAACCACAGCCCATACCGATTTCACAGTTGTCCATAGAACCTTAAATGCGGTTGATACTGCCGATTTCAATAATTCAAAATTCTTCTTTATTGGCTCTATTACCTTTGATTTAAACCAATCAGAAACAACAATCCATACAGCCTTGACAATAATCCACAATCCTTGAAAGATTTGACCGACTCTTTTCGAAAATCCTTGGAAAAATGAAACAATAGGAGTTATAACATTAGTATTGAACCATCCAGAAACTGTTTTCCATACACCGGATATATCTTTCCATAAAGAAGAGAAAAAACCGGAAACAGATTCCCATAATCCCTTAAAAAAACCGCTTATTGGCTTAATCACATTAGTATTAAACCAATCTCCTGCCTTTGAGAAAATTCCTTTTATTTCTTTCCAATGATCCTTGACTACTACAGCCGCCGTTGCAACACCGGCTACTATTCCTGCGGTAATCGCTGCAGGTGCTGCCGCTACCCCTAAAATAACCGCTCCGACTGCCGTAATCGTAACTCCGACAAGCATAAGTGCTTCATTAAGCCAACTGAATCCGTTCTTTAACATGGTCACAAAGTTTGATATTGCAGTAAATGCGCCAATCGCAACGGAGCCTATTCCGGTTATTGCTTTTGCAACAGGGCTTATAAATGCAAGCGCACTTTCTGCCGCTTTACTTCCAAACAAAGCCTTAAATCCTGCCGAAATTGTTGTTCCAAGCGTAGCAAACGCCCCACCTATTTTTTTTGACAAAGCGGTAGACAATACCGCTGAAATTCCCTCATTTGCCGCAATTTCAACGCCAAGCCTTGATGCAAGTGAACCGGATATTGCTTTCGAAATGGAAGTTCCGATTATATCAAGTGCTGTTTTTGCAAGATGCAATCCAAGAATTTTTTTGATTGTCAGCGCACCGATGATAATTGCAACCGTCTTTACATCTAAGTTACTTAAAAACTCCTTTGCTCCGTTCCAAACATCCTTCCAAGAAATTTTACTTAATGCCGTAGTAACCGCATCAAACGCCCCTTGCGCCCATGCATTAAGCGTTTGAGCCAATAATGCAAAGTCAAAGTTTTGGAAAAACTTGTTGATTCCGTCTGCGATTGAATTCCCAAATTGTTTCCAATTAAACGTTGCGCCAAACGAATCCAAACCATGAAGCACCGTGTTTAATGAATTTGCAATCAGTTTTCCGGTTTCTCCGAAAAGCGTTGTGCCTTTCTGACCCTCAAATAGTCCATTAAGGAATTTGGCTAGTCCCCTTCCAAAACCTTCGGCTTTTGCATACACTTTTTTCCATTTAATTTTTTTCATTGCGTTAATTAGCGCACCGGAGATTGCCTTTCCAAGTCCTTCAAGGTCTTTGATGTTGCTTTTGAATTTCTTAAAGATGGTGTCTGTCTGAACCAATCCACCATCAGCACCGGCGCCACCACCAGAGCCACCAGAACCAGAACCGCCACCACTTCCACCGCTTCCAGAACCGGAAGTGTTATCTTTACTCTGCTTTGAAATAACCTTTAATTCATCAAATGCACGAGTTGCCTGTTGGATTTCCTTTTTTGCTTTCTTAGCATTCTTTGCGATACCGCCTGTGTTTTTCCCCGCACTTCCTGCGGCATCACTTAAATCGTCCATGCCGTCAGACGCGCTTCCAATATCATCAGCAAGACCGCTGATTCCTGCCCCTTTGCTTGCTTCATACTTCCATCCGAAGATTGAACCTAAAGCATTCGTTACCATTTCCGCAAAAGAAATTACTTTCTGCAGAACTGCGTTAAGTACCTTGATAAATGGCTTAAATGCATTGATTAAACCACCACCAACAACCGCTCCAAGTGCTTTGAAGTTCTCTCTAAGCATGGTTATCTGGTTATGCCATGTCAATACGTTATCGTAAAGGCTTTTTATCCTCTACTTCTTATGGTTTCCCATAAGTTCGGCGTACATTTTCAACCACAGCATTGTGGCTGTCGGATACTCTTGGGGATATTATATTCTACACTCTTTCCATAAGAAAAGAGCATAGGTTCAATCCCTACGCTCTACAATGTGCTATAACTTTTATTTTATAGCCTTATCTCGGTATTAGCTTATTGACTTATCCACTTATAACCATAAGCAGTTCGCCCCTCTTGGTCGATTACATTATGTATTGCTTTGTAATTAACTCCAAGAGATTCCCCTGCTTCGGATATTCTATCGAACACTCTTATAATCTCTCTGGTTTTCGCATCCACTTGCGCAATTTTTCTTCCTTTTTTGCGCTTTTTATAGATGCTCAAATCTTTTATTGGAAAATCTTCTTCGTATACAAAAATATATCCATTTGCCGACTTATAGGTATTTGAAAGCACACCGGAAATAGTTGTTCTATTTGCTCCGGTAATCCTAGCCGCCTCCTGCAAACTTTTAAATTTCTGTATAAAATTTCCTTCCATATCACATTGAATAATGCTTCTCATTCCGTTAGGTTCCGGCTTTCTATAGGTTTTCGCTCCGTTTGATTCATACTCATCCTCAAACATGAACATATAGCCCTTTGTCTGCCGCCTTTTTCCTTTACAATTAAGCAGAACATCCGTATTATTAAATCCGTCAATTTCTGCATCCATTGCACTATCATAACGCTTAATGTACCGTCCGTCAAGCGTCAGCAAAACAACTGCCCTGGCGTTATGATACGGCGCGCCTTTCCCACCTTTGGTCATATTATAGCCATCTCGATAGGTGTTAAATTTTTCAATGTAATACTTTTCCAACTCACAGGCTCCATCTTCGCTTTCACACGTTTCGATGATTTCCCATGAGAAGTTGTCAAACCCGAATTCTTTAATTGCTCTATGAAAGTCGCAATCTTCTTTTTCGTAGCACCTTTGATGTTGCCACACTCTGCTATGAAAATCACAAGTTTGACCGACATAAGATTTTCCGTTTATTTTATTTGTTGCTTTGTAGATATAATATGTTCGCATTAAATCACCTCAAACATATTATACAAAAATGTTCGTGCTAAGTCAACTTAGCCTTCACCGATTTTACCCGATTTTTCATCGACATATTGCTATGCCGCGCGACACATGAAACAAAAGTTTCGTTTATCGGCTGTTCTGGCAAAGTCTCCGGTAATATTGGTTGTATGCGCAAGCACATACTGATAACGCAACATGGCTTTTTGAGCCTGTGTCATTGATGAAATGTTCGCATCAAGTCCTTGCTTTAATGCCCATTCCTTTAATGTTGCCTGCGTCAAGTCGATACCATAACGCCGCATAGGTGCCGTAGTACCAGAAAATACAGATTGCAAACTCTTGGCAATATCTTCTTGGCTTACATCGTAGAATGAAGCCATATCTCCGGCTAATTCGGTCAACCGGATAGACATTTTTGCCATCTGCCCTTGCGGAATATCAAGGGCGGTTCCCATCGCTTGAAATCTGCTTGCAAACTGTTTCGCGGACAATTCAGACATACCAAATTTTTCAATTGATGTTTTTGCGAAATTGTTAATTAGGCTTTCATACTGCCCGAATGTCTGCCTTACAACGTTCTCAACCTCTGTCAGTGAAGATGATATGTCAATGGCATCTCCAAGTAGCCTAAATCCTCGGAATAAAGCCCAGTACGTTGCATACACTTTTCCGATTGCAGACGCAAGGGAAAATGACTTCTTGGTAACCGCAGAAGCACTTGAACTAAATCCACTAAATGAGCTTGTGATGCTTTTTGCCGCTGTTCCTGCCGCTCCACCGGTACGTGATAATTTTGCCAATGCATTTGTCATGTCAATAATATTCCGGCTTACGCTAGGGGCTTTCGACAATTCGGACATAAGCTGTCGCATTGCAACCGCAAGTTTTGGTATATTCTCGATAGCCTTTGTTGAGCTTGTATAACCAAGTTGCTTGATTCCTCCGGCTAATTCCGATAACCCTTGCACCGATTTTGACATACCGGAAAACGAGCTTACCGACTTTGAAATCTGTCGCATTGCTCCGGCTGCTGCATTTATCTTTTCTGTGTCAATGTTGCTAAGCGTTTTGATGTTTCTTGCAAGAGTCGAGAATGACCTTGAATCAACACTGCGCATGGCACTCATTGAGTTTGACAATCGGTTTACTCCGGTTGATAACCGGTTAATTCCGCTAGAATCTATGCTTTGCAAGGATGAAGATAGTTTTCCTAACCTTGTTATCAGTGCGTCGATCTGGCCATTAGCCTGTCTTGCCTGCGCTTGAATCTTGACCTCTAAGGTTTCTAATTCCAACAGTTACACCTCCTTTATTTAGTTTTAGAAAAAGGCGGCAGAATTTGACCCCTACCGCCCTTGAATTACTTTTTCAGTTTTCCTCTTTTCAGAAGAGAAAGCATCTTTGAATTTTCCTCTGATGTAAACTTAAAATTGGAAAATCCGTTCTTTTTTGCGATTTCCGCACGATGTTCTTTCGACACATCATCTTCCCCAACCGCTTTTAATGCTTCGACTATTGAACCGGAATTTCCGGTATACTTCGGATAATACTTGGTTTTGCATTTTCTTGCGCCTTTTACAACAATAACTGTGTGACCTTTTGTGCGTGTCACAAGAATATCTCCGTTGTAAAGTGCGTCTCCCTGCCTATAAGAGCCTACATCTTTAAATAAGCCGGATTTCAGAATCACCGACCGTTCATTTGATGTATTGAAATCTCCCACATCCCTGCCAGATGCATAGATAATACAAGAACGTACAAGAGAAGAACAATCGCATTCCGTCTTGACCTTTGTGTTAATGCCATGTTTAATGACTCCGTAGCGTTCCGATTGGTCATAGCCGATATTTTTGTTGTCAGATGCAATCTGCATAGCTTCGGCTAACTTCTCCGCAACCCTATCGTCCTTCGCCCTTAGCACGTACCATCCCTTAGAATGGTTGTAAAACTTCTGCGTAGACACTTCCTGTCCGGTCTGGTCTCCGGCTTTTCCACCAGAATAGCAGTTTCCGTGTTCATCGTGCCTAGCACTTCCGATAATTACTGCCATAGCAATACCTCTTTTCTTAAACTATCTTTGGCTTTGGTAAATGTGATTTCCTTGATTCAGCCGCCCACGCTTCTTCTGCCTTAAGCATTTCTCGCATCTCTGCATCGGGATCGTCCGTATTATGCTTTTCGATGGAATCATAGCAAGTTTCTTTCACGTACTTACTATTACCCTTGCCGAATGTCGCGTCTATTGCGGTCACAAGTGCTGACGTTGCATATCTTCCGAACCACATATACATTTCCATGTCGCGTTGCTTCCATTCTGCCTTATATGCATCCACATAAGGCTTAAGCAACTCTGGATTCATCATATCTATATCATCAATGGAAAATCCGTAGCCTTTCGTTACCATAAGGTAAAACGGACGGATTTCCGCAACGTAATATTCCCATGTTAATTCTTGACTTTCGCTTTGGATGGGGTCTTTTTCTTCTCTTTCTCCTGCTCCTGCGCTCTCTCCAACGACTCCATCATCTGCGCTAAAAAACCGTTTGTCATCATTTCCTCCTGCATATCAGCGAATAAATCCATGCAGTTAATCTCGTTTGTGTCAATCGCATCATAGAGAATGTCGGACACCTTCTCAAGCTTCTCATCGTAACCATCGTTTGTTTTGTAATCATATCCAAATTCTTCATTGTGATGCATCTGCAATCCCACAAGAAGCGTCTTAGGAAGTGTTTCAAGAAGAATATCTTCCATAGAAGAAATATCTTCCATGTCCTGTGTCTTCATAATATCCTGTAAGATATGTGATTTTAACGATGGTCTTGTTGCAAACTGAATTGTATATTCTTTTCCACCTAATTTAACTTTCATGTTTTACCTTGCCTTTCTGCCCTATATTGGCAAGGGGCAGTGTTGCCACCGCCCCATTGTTGCTTATCTTATTGCTTCAAGTTCTGCTATCGACCGATCATCCTCGCCTACCGGTGCGGTCGATTGCTCGTCCGATAGGCTTTTTACCCCACCACTGTTACAGTGAATGTTCCATCGTTGTTATCAACGACTTTCAGCTTATCCGTAACAAGCTCTGATGCCGTGCTCGGAATAACAGTTGCGGTCATTTCAAGGATTTCATCTACACCGCCTACATCATTCGGTGTCGCGGTAACAGTTCCGGTGTATGCGTATTTTGCCACGCCACCGATTCCATCTGTACCGTACAGGTGGATAATGTCAACCTTTTTATCTCCCAGCTTTTCGATGTTTTCCAGATATTCTTTTGCAAGGTTTCCGGTGATTTCCCGGGAATCCGCTGTCTTAATACCTTTCTCAAATGTCTGCTGTGGGTCTTCCATCGTGGTTGACTCAACCGTGTTTGGTGGAGATGCCGGAGATGGAATAGACTTTGCAGCAAGTAAAAGGTTGTAAGTCCCTGCAAAGTCGGCTTGTTCCGCTGTGTGCTCTTTAATAATCACACGCGACTTATAACTTGTTGATGCCATGATTTTCTGCTTCCTTTCTGCCTTGCGGCTATGCTAAATTTTCATACGCTCCAATAATTCGCGATACGCGAAAAGTTGCCGTGCGCACTTGTTTGGAAATCGTGAACACAGCATTTGACACATCAAAATTTTTTGATTTAAAAAAGGACACTGCACACTCTGCAATGTCCTTAATCTTTTCTCTTTTCCCTTTATTCGTTATTGTAATTTGAAATGTCGGGCGAATTGCGTTAATAAAATAGGACTCCGTATCTCTCCCAGCTTCTGTGAATCCAATCTGTTGTATAAGAAGTGTTGGAAAAACAGGCGTTCCGTTTGATTCCTCGTCCTGTGTTACCTTGATTCCGCTTTCTTTGCTTTCCATGTAAACTTTCAGCAATCGGTAAACGGTATCTTCAAAATAAATCGCCCACCCATTTAAATCATTTTCCACCGAATACCTCCCTTGCAATCTTTACATACTGTTGAATAATCTGTTGTTCCGCATTGTACATAGGCATTGTGGCTTTGATACCGTGGGTATAACGCCATGTTTCGGTCTTATCGTCCCAATAGTACCAACCATCTTCAAAAGCGTGTATTTGCCCCGGATACGTGCCGACACCGAATCCAAGTTCTGGTGCTTTCGGGTTCTCTTTGGAGTTGTAAAAAATACCGGCTCCAAACTCTACCGCCAACAAAGTATAGAACGGTTCTCTATCTTCTGCCGTTACCGTTTTTCCGGTTGCAATCAGAATCGCGTTTGAGGTCATTAACTGTGGTGCTTTATCTACCCTTACCGTTATCGTGTTTCCGATTGGAGATTTCGATATTTGTTTTATTGCCACCGTCTGACCTTCCTGTGCAAGCCTAGAAACAAGTAAATCGCATTTAGCCTGTAAACTATCGCGGTACTGCTCTAATTTCTTTATAGTGTCTTGTATGGACTTAGTGGATAGTGTCATTGAAATAGGTTTCTTTTTCATGCAATCACCTACTTAATATTCTTCCGAAGAAGGAACAAATCCGTGGTCAATCCTTCATCAGCAACACCTTTTACGATGTAATCTGCGGTTTCTGAATCCACAAGTCCATCATCAGTGTGCTTGACTTCCGAACGTTTCCACACCACATCACCGGCTTTCAGTGGCAAATATCCTTTATCCGTGACAAGCTGACAGTATGATGTACTATCATCAATTCCAAATTCTTTCACAAGGGCTTCCGACAGCTTATTGCTGATATTGGCTTGGAATGTCGTAGGTTCTGAAAACCCTTCAACTTCCTCGCCTTTTGGAATCTTGTTGCCTTCGGAATCTAAATAAGGTACAAAGTTTCCATCGGAATCCTTGTACCCTTCATAGACAATATCTCCATTTTCGTCAGTTTGTGGGATGAATACCCTCTGACCGGATTGAGAATACTTCATTTCCTGCTTGTTAATGTCAAGCATTGGTGTTTTCCTCCGGGATTCCGGCAACACTTGTCAGAAGTGATAACACTCCGGCAAGGACTGATGCAGAAAGAACATATTTCCAATCCACCGCGCCCATAAATGCCGCCGTTCCAATTCCGGCAACCGCCGCCTGTGCAACAGTCTTGATTGCTCGGATTCCGGCTTTCTTAGTCCAATCCTTCCAATTCCTCATGGCTCTTATCTCCTTTCCCTATATGAATCTCTTCAATCTCATGTTTCATTTTCGTAACCATTCCATTTCCACCTAGCGCATGGTACGCATCATACATCTCACAGAAGTTTTGATAGGCATATGATGGTATTTCTCCGATTCCGGTGTACTTTGCATGGTATTCAATAAGTTGGACGCGCAAAAGGAGCATTGTTCCTTTACTGTTCGCATCCCTGCTTTTCTTTTGCTGTTTAAGAAGCCAAACTATATATCCAAGCACTATCGGAAGCACTACAAGATAAGTTTGAATCAAAATACTTTTCATTTGAATCTCCTTTTGACGCACTGCCCACCACCGCTTAATGTGCGCCGCCTGCAACCATAATGGTCACGCTCAATCTTCTTTATAAAACTTTAGCAAATGGAAATACCCCGACAAATAGCTTTTCTCTGTCTCTCCAAGCTCTGCTCACACCATTCTCGCTAAAACTTTCCATAAATTCTTCACCAGACTGTGAATGGTCATAGACAGCCAGATTGACAATGACACTTTGGTGTTTCTTTAAGTCTTCAGCTATCATTTCATCTGTGTAGCTGTCTGGATAATTTCTCTTTGCCTTTACATCTTCTGCAGCCTGTTTAATAAGCTGTTCGATTACCGGATTATCTTCTTTGTTATCGAACACTACCACATCAGATGTTGTTTCATCATCATTTGTGACTGTATCAATATGAAATTGTTTAAGTCTGATTTTAACTTGCTCTAATGTGGTGTATTCCATAATTTCAGCTCCTATAACCCTAATTTCTCAATTAACAGTTCTTTAAGTTCTGCTCCTGTAAGCTCCATTGCGTTCTCAATACCTTGTTCTAAGGCAAGTGTCTGCAAGTCCGCTGTTGACATACGCTTAATATCTGTCTTTGTGTAGTCGCTTGTAGGTTGAGCAGGGAACTTGTCCTGCTCTTCCTCATACTTAAGCTCATCTCCATAAACAGCTTCTTGTCTTACATTATCTGCTGTTACTTCTTCGCTCTGCTTTGCGGCGTTGATTTTATGTCGTCTTAATAACATATAAACACCTCTTACTTTCCAAACTTAGCAAGAACAACCTTTGAATCATTGCTTAAGACTGCTGTATAGTGTTCATCACCAGAGATAACAGTTGTCTTTGCAAGAATATCTCTGTCTGATTCAATCTCAACGCTTCTCTTCATATAGATTGTAAGTGCATTCTCTTCCTCTGATGCGCCATCTGCACCTGCGTCCTCGTTAGGGTCATCTGCTGACACGATAACAATAGGGCAAGCGTAGAACTCTGTTGTAACAGACTTTAACTTGCTACCTACCTTAATTTCTTTGCCCTTTGGCTTAAGCGTATGTGCAAGTGCTGTGTCAAGGTGAACATTCGTTGCATCCTCACTTGTTGTATCAGCTACAACATTGATTGTTCCTGTTGAATCATCAAGCTCATACTTAACCAGCTTAACTTTTTTAGACTTAACAACCTGCGCTCCTGCAATAGAACCGATAGTTCCATTCATAATTACATTAAGTGGGTACTTGTCATTGCTCTTGAAATCATCGTCATTAAGTAATGTTGCTTCCTGTGCTGGGTTAATGAATAATATCTTTGTAAGTGATGAATCAGATTCATCATCAAATTTGCTATTAGCCGCTACAACTGCTGAATAGCTGATAGGTGCTGCTGTTCCATCGTAATCAATAGGTGCTGTGCAAAGTGCGTCATAGCTGTCATTATCAACTTTTGCAGCGATTGACATAGCAATCTGATTGATAGCTGTACCAAGTGGGTCGCCATAACCAGATAATACTGATTCATCTGTAAGCTCTACAGCCTTACCTGCTTTCTTAACCTTTGCTTCTGTTGTAGATGTTGTAAGTACTGTTGTACCCATAGCAACACCTTCTGCTACATCTTCTGCGTCACCAATATAAGCATACTTTGGCACAACGATTGTGCTTCCCGGTCTGCCTACAAGTGTTGTATCAACTCTTGCAATAGGCGAAAACTTAATTTTCTTTGGTAACTTAGCTGATACCATATCAGCCATTACTTGTGGGTCTACTAAATTTTCTAACTTAGTCTGTGGCATAGTTTCTTTACCTCCGTTTTCTACTCTGTGAACTTTTTATAAAGTTCTGGATTCTTATTTTTGAACTCCACTCTTTCGTGGTAATTCATCTTGTTAAACTGTTCCTGTGTTATCGTGCTTTCTTCTCCACCGCCTGCATTAATAGCCGGTCTTGATTTAAGCCACTCTGCCTTTGCTTCTTTAACCTGTCTTTGCACTTCATTAGCAATTACAGTTGCTATAAGGCTATGGTCTGCATCTGTAACAGCCTCAATCAAAGAATCAATATCCTTTCCATCACCTATAACTTTCTGATAAGCATTGACAGCTTTCATATGATTAAGTTCTTTGCTCATGTTCTCGAACTTTTCAGCCTGCAATTTTTCAGCTTCCGCTTTTGCTTCCGCTTCCTGTTCTTCTGCTGTCTGCTTCGAGCGAAGTTCTTTCTTGTACTTAGCTGCTTCTGAACTGGCTTTATCGGAAGCGTTCTTATACTTCTCTTTTTCAGCTCTTTCACTAGCGAGCTGTGCCATAAGTTCTTCTACGCTAGGTGTATGCTCTTCGTTCTGTGGTTCATTGTTGGTTGTTGGTTCTGTTGTTGTGTTAATTACATCTGCCATAATTTCTTTACCTCTGCTTTCTGCGTTTTTTGTTGTTCTCTCAACTTCTTGCGATATTTGTATTGCCCTTTCTCTAGGGCATATAAAAAGCCACAAGGCATTTTCTACCTTGTGGCTCAATATCAATTATTTATCTGTTCTGCTCTTATCTATAACCGGACTATTTTCTGTCTGGTCTGATAAGTCTTGCATTGTGCGGTCTTTATTAGGTGGCTGTTCTCCATCTCCACCCTCCGCTTGGTTCTGTGTGCCTTTGTTGATTATACTGTCTTGATATGCCTTAACCATCTCTCCGCTTCTCGCTACAACATCGTTAGGGTCATCAAAGAATGGAATTGCATCAACTGTATCTTTAAGGCTAAATCCGTGTCTTATCAATGTTGCCATGGCATTAACCTTGGTTGACATTTCATAAGTTTTTTGTCGCTTAATGTTAGGTTTTACATCCATTGCCCTTAATTTAAGTAATGGGTTACTGCTGTTAACATTGTTTGACAACTTAATAGCCGCAAGAACAACTTTTATTTCTTCCATTTTGCAGCCATCAGTAATTAATTGTTGTTTTGCCGCCGCTGTTTCAGCCTGTGACCAACCTGTTGCGTCTGACATTGCAACTCCTGTACTACCGCCACTGTTATCATTTCGTTGTGGCACATTGCATTTCTGCAAGATTATCTGTCGCCTTGATTGGATATTATTAAGCATACCTGTGTAATCATAATTAATTGCAAGTGGCTCAACTATTGGAGTTTTGCCATCTGCTGATGTGTAGGTCTGCATCCATTCTCCAGATTTTGGTTTTCTTGCTTTTTCAGTAATGCGTTGCGTTCCATCTTTATCAACTGTTGTTTCCTGTTCAACTGGGAAATCAACATCATTTGTATGCCATACCGCCTGTGTATTCTGTTCGACATCATTTGTAAAATCTGAAATGAGTAGGTTTAAGTTATCCATTTCAGATATTTGCCGTTCAAAACAGCCCATTCTATCAAATGACCTTGTGTATTCAATGATAGGAATTTTATGCAGCGGGTTTTCTTCTCCGCTTCTCTCCAAAAACCCCCATTTTGTTTTCCCTTTATTTTTTCCGTTAGTGATTTTTATTCCGTCGGTAATTTCATATCTCGTATCTTTGGTAAAACAAGTGTAATACCTGGTGCCACTGTGCTTATCTTTTATATATGTCCCGGCAAGAACAACTCTCTTGTCGCTGTAGGCGGTTGATCTTACAACAAATGTTGTCCTTGGGTCTAATACATTATATGTGAAATAGCTTTCCCCATCCTCGTATTCTGTATTTATATCAATAAGGACATATCCAACACCACCGATTTCAACATATCTTGCAAGTTTCTGCTGCTTCTGTCTTGCGTTCTGTGATTCGTAGCAACTGTTTAATTCCGCTATAGCTTTTGTAAGGTTAGAATCCTCATTGTCGCCATTTTGAACTAACGTTATAGGATTTCCCCACTTAAAACCTAAATTAAACTCCGTGACTTCATTAGCCACATTATCACAACACTTACAGTCAATGTCTGGTCTGTAAGTCTTTGGATTCTTCCTAACTATTGGCTGTATTCCTGCGTCATAATCAAGAAGAAACTGTATTCTATTAGAATTGATATCATGTTCCAAAATTGCTTCACGCAAAATTGGTATTATATTGTCAGACGTTATTTCTTTTGCGCCTGTATATATGACAATTCTTCCTGCCTGCATTGCCTACACCTCTAATAAAATCTCATGCCGTTCGAACTTCTTCTGTCCGGTATTTCCTTAATCTGAAAATCGTCATCATTGTTAGGTACATACCAAATCCACTTGCGACAGTGCTTACAGGACAGTTTATGCGTTCGTGGGTCTTTGCTGTCTGCTTTAGTTAAAAACTTATGACAGTTCGGGCACATGATTGATTTATCTTTATTCATATAAAAATTCATATTTTTACCTCGTTGCATAACAAAAAGCACCGCCACAATTAAGCAACGGTGCTTTTGATGAAGAATGTGTTTATGAAAAACATCTTTGTAACTTCTTACAAATACAGTATATCATTGGAGCAATATGACATTCTATGACATCTTTAAATACGTGTTACCATATTTTTCTTCAAATGCTTTAAGAGCCTTTCCGTGAAGTCTGATAATTTGCCTCCATGAGTATTTCATTTCTGTAGCGATGACTTCAAAAGTTTTCTTTTCGATATATCTTGAAAACAAAATATTATAGCAATCTTCATTCTCTATGCCGTCTATTTGCCCTATAATCAAGTCTTTTTTTTCAATGTATTCATCTATCATGTTATCAAGATTATGCTCCATTTCGTCAATTTTGGCGTATGTAGAGCCTATTTTATCTGGGTCAGATGACGACATTACTCTTTCTTCATTTTTTACCGCCGATATGCTGTGGGAAAGTTCTCTAAGCTGTGATATCTCTGACAGCTTATTATTTATCATTCTATTGAGTCTGCTTATTTGGTTCAAATAATCCTTGGTTGTCATACAAACCCTCCTCTTATATCGGACTTGATATTATTACTGTCTTCTTTATCCTGTTTCCTTTTGTAATTCTTAACGCAAAGTTTGAGAAAACATCCGGCACATCATCTAATTGTTTCTTGCCCGATACCGAATATTGCTTTAATAATGACATCATCACTCCATATGGCTCATTAGGCTTATAAAGTGATTGATCTTTGAAAATAATATGTTGTAAAATCCAGTTAGAACACTGAAAAATACGTGCTTCCTTATTTGTCTCTGTCGGTACATCAGTGATGTTGCATATCCATCCTTTATTTTCAACTCGCTTATTAACTTCCATAGCCACTCTGTCACCACCGGCATTACGTTCAAACTCACACTCTTGTACCTGATTGTTGACCAATATGTTTGACGCATTTTCATACTGCATTTCATAGTCTGCCGTATTATCGCACACGCAATCAACGCAGTAATAGTCGTCCCCATATTTTTGAAGCACAGGCATAACAAAATAGTCTGTTCCCTTGCCTTTAGTATCACATTGAGCTGTAACAATTTCTGGTTCTCCGTGTGGCAGATTGAGGTATCTGCGGATTTTATCATCCGGGAATAGTAATCCCTCACGTTCAATAGGCTCCTGTTTATACAAACATCGGTAAGAGATTTCGTCCATGAGTAATTGTTGGTCGGCAAAAAACTCTTTCGTAAAACCGCCATACTCATAATCAAAATTACTTTCCCCTGTCACTGGGTCTACATCAGGAACCGATATTGTTTTGACTCTCGGATTTCCAATATACATATTTTGAATACGTCCGATAACATCATGTACGCTCCAACGAGTGGCAATATGTATCTCTTTACACGGCTTTCCGTCTGTATCTTGTGTCTTACGCTGTCTTGCGTCTACTGCGTATTTATTCCATAATTTATCAAGTATTGTAGGATTTAAGGCTTCCTCAATTCCACCTATCATATCATCAACTAGCAAAAATTTACTCGCACGGACTTTACCAGCATTCTTACTTCCTACAGAAGTACACTGTACAGACGGAAAAGGTTTGTATTTGCCAATATTGAATTGCTCCATTTTGGCATTCGTGCTTGTAACTGATAGGTTAGGAAAAATGTCATGCCATGCATAATCATCATTATTGGTAACAATGTCGTATACCCCATCGTAGTACATTCGTGTAATATCGCCACTGTGCGAATAAAATAGGCTGTAGTCTTTTGGAAACCAACCAGCAACTGCCGAATGAAAAAATTTCTCAATCGTACTCTTTCCAGCTCCCGGCACTAGACTCACGCACAATATGTCGTATTTATCATCAATCATGCCTTGCAATGCGTCCACAAGTCCGATTTTGATTAGTTGTTTCCTGCGTGGCATATAAAATCGGTCTTTAGGCTCACGCTTTTTCTCTATGTACTGAAAATAGCTGTCAACTATTTTGTTTTGGGCTTCAAGTAACAAAATCTCATATTTTTTGTTTATCAGATCATATGCGGTTTTGTGGTCGAATGCATATTTTTCCAAATCCCAAATCGTACCACCTGTTTTATCCTTGCAGAAGCGCTCTATAATGTCTTTTGCCCTTTCTGTAAGTTGTAATCCATACTCAATATCTTTCTCTCCGTTTATGGCTACGCTACAAGCATCTACATAGGCATTAATTACCTGTTCATCTATTCCGTTTTTCTTTATGTAATTTTCATATCCATTTACTGCATTGATTAACTGCTTTGAAGCCAAATAAAAAGCACCTCCGCAAAAGCAGAAGTGCCTTGACCTCTGCCTATAACTGTTTTAGGGTAGCGACTAACTCTATCTGTCAGCCGGTTGTCTTTTAATTGTAATATACCATTTTGTGGCACAATGGGCATTCACACTTGTAGTTATCGCCTTCCCTTTGATCTCCACAATATTCATATTCAGTCTTTTCCGCTTCAAAAACGGTTTTGCAATTCTTACACTCAAACTTTAAAGGTTTTCTTTCGTACCTAAGGCTGCCTTCTTTGATTATTTTCATTTCCAATGCACCTTGAACCCTTTCTTTTTATACTCCTCTACGGCTTTTTTAAGGCTCATATCGTCCTCATACTTTTCATTCAACATAATCACCACATTGCCTTTTTCAATGCCGTATATGTTGCAATTTGCAAGTTTCTTAGCCGTTCCAAGGATAGCTTTTGCCTGCTTTCGGCTCATTTCATATGTTTTGGTTCCCATATTAACGATCATTTCTCATAAACTCCTCAAAATCTTCCATACATTTATAACACAAGTCGTATGTGGCATTTAAAATACCATTCTTTGTAATGGAATTTCCGCACAGTATTCCTTTTTTAATTTCTGCGCCGCATCTATCGCAAGTACACCATTTTCTTTCATGCTCCATTTCTCATAAACTCCTCAAAATCTTTCCTGCACTTAGGGCATAAATCATACGTACGACCAAACGGAAATAATATGTTTGAATGAATCTCTTTGATTTCTCCCCTTACGTTGCCATCTTCAAAAATTGGACTTGAAGTAAAATAATCACCAATCGGCATAAATTCAAATTCACTTATTGGTTTTACTTTTATTTCTGCACCGCACCTGTCGCAAGTGCGCAATTCTTTTTGATGTTTCATAGTAATCCCCCTTTGCAAAATTGGCAAACTCTCCGGTTATTCTTTAAAAAGCACTTCTTTCACTAAAAAAGTAAGTTGTATCTTTTTCATTCCAGACTCATCGTCTGTAATGCCATCTACACTATATATACTATCAACTGGGTTACCATCAAAGAAAACTTTGACATATCCTTTTGAAATATCCAACAATGCTTCTTTAATCATCTTTGCACCAACTTTCTAAGAGCCATAAGTAAAAAGCTGTTTGTATATTCGTTCATTTAACGCTTTTTCTAATTCGTCTTTGTACCTAAATGGACTTAAAGGGCTTTTTATTTCTTCCCTCAATATAGGTGACATATTGTCTATCAAAATGCCTTGTGTAGCACTTGCAAGATTTTGTGGTGGCAAATCCATTAAGGCGCATAACTCCATTCTTTTATGGTCACATTTTCCAGATTTAGGGCAACTTTTACATTTTTCTGCTAATTTACTTAAAGGTTCTGCCATTACTACACCATTTTTCTACCACAGATAGGGCAATAAGCTATTTTCATTACCATTTCAACATTCATATCTTTACTACTACACACCGCAAAGGGCGGACATTTATTCAAGTCGCATGTAATTACAGGCTTATTTGACAACTTATCAATCTTAAATTTGCCATAATGTGTTATGATAGGAAATTTTTTCTCGCAAAATTCACACATATCACACCAACTTTCTACCACAGATAGGGCAAAAATTAATTTTTACGGCTCCTGCAACCTCTTTTCCATCGCTATTGTCGAAAATCATGTTATTTTCAGCTCCAAAAAGAACTAAATTTCCTTTACCATCAATGATTTTCTTTTTGTTACGACAAAAATCACACATTCTTACGCCCCTCCCATTTATTAAATACCACGTTTTCAAATATTGCCGTTTCCACCTTCTCCGGCTGACTTTCTGGAACGTTCCTTGCCGGAATCTGTGTAAATAGGTATTTGCAATAAGGACACCTATCAACTTCGGAGTCAAGTATTAGCATTCCACAGCACAAGCAACTTGTCATAATTCACACCTCAATCAAAGTAAATTTGCGTATTGTTTTTGGAATCTCACGATGCAAAATACCATTTGCATCATAATATGGCTCGATTAATAGCTGATTGCGTTCTACATTTCCTAGATATACTCTACTTGTTTTTCCACCAATCGTAATTTCTCCGAACATTTCACCTATTTCAGCCTTGAATCCGCTTACATCATATGGAGTTTTGCAATAAGGGCACACCTTTTTATCTGTTTCTATTGGTGCGCCACAATTCACGCAGTTTAAAACCATATTTCATACCCCAATCATAGCAAAAATCGGAATCCTCGTGAGATTCCGTGTCTTTTGTTTGATATAAATATTCCACAATGTTTTTATCATACTCACACGCCATTTTGTTTAAATAAATAGCGGCACAGGGAATCGAACCCTGTCAGTCAAAACCATGCCAACCGCTTTCAAATCTGCAATTTCTAATCACGGAAGGGTTTTCTGTTTCCAATGATACCGCTACCATCCATAAGTCTCCATTACCGGAACTATTGCAGTAGCGCCCGACTAAGTTGAGATAAGGAATTGATGTGGCGAGGATTTGAACCTCGCAGAAAAGATTTACTTTCTCATAATGTCCCTGAGAAATACTTTCTCTGTATTGCATTTTGCAATAGACATTTCATAGCGTTTACCCATTCCGCCACACATCAACGCCCGATTTCGGGCAAGCGCAGTGCGTAGGATTCGAACCTACAAGGCGAATAGACGCCCGGCGGCTTAGCAAGCCGTTCCAATACCGTTATGGGAACACTGCTTGATTGCAGAAACAGATACTATGCAACAGTTAGTCGGCACCTACTAATAGGGACAGGCGTTATGATTTTCTGTTGTTTATCGGTAGGGTGTTTCCCGGCTGTTTACCCGACTTGTACATTTACGAAGCACCTTGCGCCGCTACCGTATCTTACGCTCTATTTTTATTTCTGCAAGTGGGGAAGAGAGGAATTGAACCTCCAGCGTTTATACCACTTGGGAACTGATTTACAGTCAGCCGCAACACCGCCAATCGTTGCCGCTTCCCCAGAACCGCCATCAGACGGTTAGCAATATGTTTTACGTGCTATGCGTTACACGATCATGCGCCGTGGGATAGACGCATGATAGAATACCACCGGACGGTCTCGCACCGTCCTTAACAGAATCGTCCTAGTGGCGAAAGGAGGAACCCAAATGCTTGAATCACTCAACCAAGGGTTCAAGTACATATGAAAAACATACGTGGCTACATGAAACGTCAGCATGCAACCAATTAGGCTACTGGGATTCGAACCCGGAATGCAGGAATCAAAATCCTGTGCCTTACCGCTTGGCGATAGCCCATCATTTCCAAATGACCATAATATTCATTGCAAAGATCGCGTATGAAAGCAAATAACCAATTGCGTTTGAATTGTCTTTTTGTTTTACCTGTCCTCCCATAAGTCCCAGCATTACGAGGACATCTGTCGCTGTTGCAATAACTTTCAAAGCCATATCAATATCTCCCATCATCAAAGCTGTGTTCCTGTTTGAACCGTTCCATTTCATTCACGCTCATACCGAAGATCCCGGCAGATGAATCAGAGTCCGTATGTTCGAAATACTCGCCCTGCTGTGGAAACATGAATCGGAACATAGCGTAATTTGCAACATCGCACAGGTATTCAATGTTTCCGGTCTCTTCAAACTTTGCAAGACACATTTTCAAACTTTCAACCGCATTAACATTCCCTGTGGAAAAGTTCATTCTTGCCGGTCCATATTTGTAATACGACTGTTCAATCAAACTTTTGCGCTTTTCATCAAAAGCTGTGGAATACTCGGTTTTCATCAATGTTTCATTCATTGTTTGAATCCTCATTGTAAAGTCTCAATGTACCGTCTGCATTATACATTGGAGTAACTCCGCCCCTGTATGCCCTACAATACATAACCTTTGTGTCCTTATCGTAAAAAATCTCATACTCTGTGTCTTCGCCTATTGTTTCAAGAATGTGTTCTTCAGCACTATTACGGCAGTTATTTGAACTGCATCCAACAACACCTAACGCGATTGGCATACAAAGGATAATTGCTAATACTCTTTTCTTCATTTCAGTTTTCCCCGTTTCTGTTCCCAGAAATCGCATGAATGGTCGTATTCAACGAAATCAGCTACGTAATCGCTTTCTTCGTTTGAACAAACATAACCGTTTGTCTTGACGCATAAGCCATATTTACAGGTGCCACAACATTCTTTACACTCTGCCATTACACATCACCATCCTTGCGGTGTAAATCCTTTTCAACATCAAAACCATCTGGAAATCTTGCCTTTAGCTTGTCAATGTTTGTCTGCATAACATCATCCATTTTAAATCCAAACGCAGTGCATGCTTCTGCAATCATCCACAGGCAATCCCCAAGCTCTTTCTTTATGTGCTGATCGTCGATCTCATGCCCCTGGTACTCTTTCTGCAAAATTCCGGATACCTCTCCAGCTTCGGATGCCAGCCCAAATACGGCGTGCCTAAGCATGTCTTTTTTACGGTCATACGGAATATTGCAAGTCCTCATAGCTAATTTCTGATACTCATTTCCTGTCATATATCATTCTCCTGTCCGAAACACTCTTTTTTGTTTTTAAAATTTTTTTTGGAAATGTAGTTGCGATTCGCAACGTGAAAGTGAATTGTTATAAATTTATTATAGCCTATTTACAGTGAAAGTCAATGGGTGTTATTGTAAGTGGCTTTTTATTTTTTGAGGTATTTAAGGGACTTAGTAGCCGCCCGGTGGTCTTTCTGCCAGACCCCCTCCCCATCCTTTTTCTGAAAACATGGAAATCTAAAATATTTTCCGTTTCGTTTTGTTGTCATTGTGTGAAAATCAAATTGTTTTAGCACAATTCCTATAATGCCCTTGTAACTATTCGCAAAACCTAACTTTTCCGAATAGTTGGCGAATAGTTAAAACGCTACAACCCTTGATATTACTGCATTTGTGAATTGTAGAATAATCACACACAATTCAAACCATATTATTCGCCGCTGTTTCTGTAAATTGTGTATCAATTGCGTGCAATTCTTGGTTCTTTTTCTCGTCCAGTCTTGGCAACTCCTGCGCTGTAATTGCCCTTCTTTGTGTGGCATTATCTCCGATTCCGGGCTGATTCATGCCGAACTCGTTATTTCCCACGAACATAGTACCCACTGGGCTGTTGGAGTCGTACGCACGATCAAGGATGCAATCCTTGCGTGATCGCTGCAATTTTTGCCAAATCTTAAAAGCCAACGAACTTGATTCCTCATCTTTCCACAGGTCAAATGTTGTTGTAGGTATATTACAAAAATAACTGAATGCTACTGTACTTACCAACTTGCTATACACATTGGAGATGTATATATAATAATCACAAAGCCTATACAATACCTCTCTGTCATACCTGTTACAGTTAGTCGGTATAGTTGCATTACCAAGAGGTTTCAAAGTCTTGTCTTTTAATACCGATGTATCCGGAAATAAATGCATACCAACATACTGCATAACAGCTTTCCATTGTCTCTGCCCGGCTTTTAGTAAATCTTCGATGTGAAATTCTATACAAGCGTTGTCTATTAAATCCTGTACAGTTGATGTGTATATCTGTACTGTACCTAGATTCACTATAAGGCTTGTAAGATCTACGCTCTCTACATCCTGCATATATTCACACCTCCAATCTGTTAATCTCTCTGCTTTTGGTATACACTATTTCCAGGCTTAAAGTCAAGGCTTAATTTTTTACAGTGGCATTATATACTTACGCCGCGCGCGTATGCGGATATAACTTAAATATAAACCTATAGGCTTTAGATACAGTGTATTATTATTAATCAAAAAAGATTAAGAAAAAGAGAGAGAAAGAGAAACATAGTTCTGAAAAAGCGACGTCAGACGATTGTGTAGCCTTATGTCAGACGATTTTTACCAAAAACTGATACTATTCTATCATTTTTGGACTTGTCAAAGACCTAACACAACTAGCCTTGTTTATAAAAATTTAAGAAAAGTTTTATAAATTGTTTACGGTTTTTCGGAGATTTTGTAAGATATGCCCGGACACGTTGTTGATTTTGGACATGGCAAAAAAGAAAAGGCAGCCGGAAAACTGCCCTTGTCCAATCTTTTATTTATCCTGTTTATCATCCTCGGTCGGAATCACTGACCAACCTTTATAACTATATCCGGGGCGTTGCCCTTCTGGAAGTGTCCCAAGAACCGATCTTTTAACGCGGCTCAACCCCGCAATTATATTAAAAAATTGCTTGCTGTCCGGCTCTACTCCAAAATATTTATTGCAATTTTCCCTAAGCCAAAAGGACAGGGAGTGAATATAAAAGTGCTCTCCCTCTGGGCTTACTAAATGCCAATCTATCGCCGCCCTGTTTGTTTCAAACCGTCCGGATTTCGGACTGTTCTTTGCGGCTTCTGTAGCTTTTCGCTGTATTTCTGTATTTCGCGGATTCGCGCGCCTTGTTTCTGACATCCTGCGCTTGCTCTCTTCGGAGCGCTTTAATCCCGTATGTGTTTGGCTCAAATGTATCAACCGGCATTCTTTCGAGCAGGTCACAATGTCACGCGATGATTCGCAATAAAACTCTTTCCCGCAGACAACGCATTTTTTTACAACTTTAGCCATGTTTTTATTTGCTCCTTAATGCAGAATAGCGGAGCTTATCGGCTCCGCTAGCCTTTTATTTGTTCAATGTAAAAGTGTATTCGCCCTGGAATTCATCATCTGTAACCCATTCAATTTTTACTGCCTTTTCTTCCTCTGAAAGTTCTTTTCCAAGTTTTCCGAGTGGTATAAAATCTACAACTAAATTCGCATACCCATCTTCCTTTTGTAATTTAACAGACTTCAATTTCAAGCCTGAAACGCCGCCAAGATCATAATCTTTTATGATCTGATCAAAGCCTTTCTCTATTGTGTCTATTAAAGTTTCACCCGTGATTTCCCGATAGTTTGCAGTGCCGCTTGTATAATATGGGGCGTAATATCTCCACACGGTTTTTTCTGTTACTTCCGTGTTCAGATCAGCGGCTTTCTTAGCAGCCTTTTCTTTGTTGTCATAACTCCATTCAATGCCCCGATCTTTTACAATATATTTTTTCATGGTGTTTCTCCTTTCTTGGCTTTCGCCGTTGCTCTGTTTCTTTGATCTGATTACATTATATATAATTAGTGCTTAATTGTCAATAGATAATTAGTGCTTAATTTATTATTTTTTCATTCTATCCATTTTATCAAGCTCCGCAAGAATTAACTCCCTAGCAAATGCGCTTGTTTTTAGTCCGTATGAGTTGATTCTCTCTATTGTTCCAAGTGGCAATATAATGTTTATTCTATCTTTATTGCTCATGCATTTCTTTACCGCTTGCCTGTTCTTTTCTGCTTTTGTGTTTTCGTCCATCTTTCTACACCTCCGTATTTTTTCTTACATTATATATAGTTAGTGCTTAATTGTCAACACTTAATTAGTGCTTAATAATAATACACAATTTCTGATATAATATTAGTGCTTAATTTTGTATGTTTTGCCTATATACATTAGTGCTTAATTTATGTATAATACAAGTATCAAATGAAGCACAGAAAACAAAAAAGGCGGTCACTCCTACCAAGAACGAACCGCCACCAATCAAAAAAAGAAAGGTAGCTATATTATAGCACAGGTAAAAAGAAATGAGAAGAACAAATAGCAAGGAAGTAAAAGCAGCAGTCAGAAATTATTTAACAGAGGTCGCACAGAGTGAAGATCTTAACACGATCAAGGACATTAAGGAGAAATTTATAAATGAATACGGCTGGGCAGTCGCAAGACTTGGAGAGCGCAACGCTTGTATTGAATGGCTTAGAGGTTTAGGCGTTGGCGTTGCATATAGTTATTATGATATTATCCGGCTTATGGCTGAATGGTTAGACGAAAGCACAGAAGAAGCCGAAAAATGGCTTGATAAACGCGGCGATGGTCTTTATTGGGACTTATTAGCAAGGGAGATTTTAGCAAGCAAATAATTAGCAAGGTTGGCGTTTACCGGGGTTCAATTCCCCGGCTTGCTTTTACCGGAATGAACGGGAAATTTTGAAAATATGGAGGAATTATGAGCATGGAAAAGCTGAAAAGATTACAGAAAAAGTTGTCTGCATCTGGATATAATGCAGAATTTATCACGGTTTACAACCGCAACGGATCCGGTGAAAACGTTCCGGCATTGCGTATAATCACAGACTATGAGGGACAGTACCCGCCGAAAGAGACATACGCGGCTATAAGTGATATTAAAAAGCTATGTAAAAATCATGTAACAGAATGCCGCGGATTTTATACCGCCATATTTATTTATTAACCAACCGCCGCAGAGAATGCACGCCGGATCACTACCGGCGGCGGTTTTTACTCAAAAATGAGCAAATAAAAAGAAAAGAGGTAGAAACATGGGAAGTTATAGCGAACTTGTGCGCGGTGCAGTTATCCAAGCGCGCGAAAAGCAAAAAGAAATTGAAAGACATACCGTTTTCACAATGCGCCACGATTCCGGCGCACATACTGTTACACGCTTTTATAAAAAAGGTGCTGCTATTTGGTGCGAAATGATTACCGGATGTATTCGGGAAGATTCGCGCGTTTACAAAGTAAATACGGATAAGCCATATATAAGGGATATGGGCAGATATTGGTATTTGTCGGAGCAGGAAAAGGAAGCTGTCAACTACCTTTTAAATAATTAGGCGGTACTATACCGCCCTTTTTCGCGTGCTCGGTGTATCCGTTCCGGTTCGATTCCGGGAACGCGGACTACATGGAAACTGATTTCCATGCGCAAATTGACAAATAAACACAGAATAAGGAGGAATAAGCCTATGATCTATGATATTAAGGCAACTTTTAAGGGGCAAACTCTGCGCCGGGTGGCGTATGGGGATATGCAAGCATGGTTAATTATAAACCAATTATCGCGTGACGGATGCAAAAATATCTGCATGAGTGAGCGCGGAACGTCTGGAGGTGGGAAAGATGGGAAAATATGAATATATCGGTAAAAGGGAGATTTTGCGCCGGGTGTCTGCCCTTGGTTATCTGGAAATATCCGGCAAAATGTGCGGCTACTCAAAATTTGAGGGTGTGGAATGGGTGGAGTCTGCAAAAACCAAAATAACCGTCCAGCGTGGCGGTGACTGGATGCAGATCACGCAAAGACCGGAAAACATAACACACACTTACAGCCGGTACGATGGGAAAAACTATCTTGACAAGTGGTAAAATGCGGTCTATGCTAGACTGTAACTACATCCTGGCAAGCGTTTTCTGACGTTTGCCTGTGATCGGCAATATCATCAAATATCATCAATGAATTATCTATATATGGCATAACATATAGTGTATTTGTGTTATTTGCGGGATATCGCAGATAATTGCATGTTTGTTACACGTTTTTGAGAATCCGTGAAAATGGAATCTTGACCCCAAAAACGCTACCCCAGGGGGGTACAAAAAAATTACGAAATATTTTTTGGGGCGCTGGAAAAATTTTCTTTCATCAAAAACCCGCCAGTTAGGCGGGTTTTCTTATTTCTTCTCTTTCATTACAATTTCTAAATCAAGCCCCAATGCATCCGCAATCTGCCGCATTTCCTTTTCTGAAAAGTTGTCACGTTTCATTTTTTGCGAAAGATTTTGTGAGCTGGTGTCAATAAGTCTTGCTAGATCGGTCACCCTTAATTCCTTTTCAATAAGCGTATGTTTTACGATTTTTGCAAACAATGTACCGCCTCCTCTCTCTTGACGTGTTTCAATAATATCATAAATAAATTTATTATTCAATTATTTAATTACAAACAATACTTGACAATCACAAAATAAACCGTATAATGTAATTAAAGAGTTACAACAGTAATTGATAAGTTACAGAAAGGGGCACAAATATGGCACAAATAGAACAAACCATCACTACTTTAGAGATTGCAGAAATGATGGAAATGCGTCACGACAGAGTTTTAAGAAAATTGGAAGGACAGGATGTAAAGGGAAAACATACTGAAGGAATCATTGAAATTTTGACTCACCACAATTTAGGTGCGAGTGATTATTTCATTCCATCTACCTACAAAGATGAATCCGGAAAAGAAAACAAGTGCTACAAAGTAACCAAGTTAGGATGTGATTTTCTTGCGAACAAATTCAACGGAGAAAAAGGCATCGTATTTACTGCCCGATACGTGAAACGTTTTACCGACATGGAGAAAGCCATAAAGAAACCACAGGCGGCATTGCCGAAAAATGATGACCCATTTGCAGATTGTTACATTGCAAAACAGCAATTGGACGCATCACGCGGAGCGTGGTTCAGAAAAAATAATTGGAAATTAAAAATTATCATGGAACAGTTTGGGTGGACGAGAAAATTTTTATATCACAAGATTCTCGTGGAGCTATCTGACATTTACGACTTAGAACTTGAAGAAAAGTTCTACGTGCAGAGGTTTGGCTATAGACCAGAGTACAAATTGGACTTGTTGGATGGCAGTAAAAGTCTTGCCAGACTTGCGACAGGATATATCAACTATTTATTAACAGAAGAAGGAGACTACTAAAATGGATGAATTTATTAAAATTGTATGTTCAAGTCAGCTTGACAATGAAACCGGAAATGCCTTTGTTGAATACTTCTCACCCTTAACAGAGAAGCTAAAAGGGTTATTAAGTGAAAATTTATATTCAGAGTTCGAGGAACTGCTTTTTAGTTGCTGTGCAAAGAATAATGATTTTTACATGACGGAAGGCGCAAAACTCGCTATAGAAATAATGAAAGGTTCTTACATTCCGAAAGTCTGACACAATTCCGGCGGCGATTCAAACCGCCGGATTTATTTTTGCCCTAGCGCAACGAAATTTTCTTTCGTGAAAATCAAAGACCGCGCCGAATAATCGCTTTTGCTCAACTCTTCTATCAGCTTTTCCCTAGTCATTTCCGGATTCGTCCGGTGCACGTACTGTAAGAGTTCTGAAATTTTATCCATTATGCAACCTCCATAAGTTTAATCAATAGTCTGTCTGCTATTTCAAATACTTCTCTTCCGTATGTAGCCAAGAAGTCCGCTACAATTTCCTCTGTATCAATATCCATGTATACATTATACGAAAGACAGAACGCATGACATAATTCATGGCATAACACACGGTCAAGGAACCTTCCGCGTAGATCATCCGCAAGATATATTGTTTTCGTGTCTCTGTCGGTCATGCCTACAGTTCTGCTTCCGTCACTTCTCTGTAGCGTATCGCTGTAACGCGATACTTTGGCCAAATTCCACATTTCATTGTTTATCGTGAACAATTTACCACCTCGCAAACAAAGAGGGCAAAATGCCCTCTCTATTACATTTTCGTGACAAGTGTAGTCAGCTTTGTCTTGGTCAACTGTTTCTCTTCTGGGGACATACCGGAGAACAGTTCGGTCACATCTTCCGAAAGAGATTTCATGTACTTTTCGAGTTCTTTCATCTTTGCGTCCTTATCTTCCGGTGAATTTCCGTTATGCATTTCCTTTGTTTCCATGTAGCTTCTCCGGCTCATACCGGCTCTGCCCTCTCTTGCATCGTGAGTACCGGTACTCATGCCATTATTTCCGCTCATAGGCTCTGAATAATACATCTTTCCCATACTCATTCTGTCAAGGTCTCTCATTCGGTCGTATTCCGGCATTCTCTCCCATTCGTGGTAATCTTCCGGCATCTGATGATAATATGGCGGTTCCACATATCCTCTGCGTGTTCCGCGTCCTTTCGGTGCGAATCTGCCATTTGCATAGCGGTAATGGTCGTAATATCGTCTGTCCGGATAATCTTCGTACTGTTCAAGCGTACGCATAATATCCTCATTGTCTTCAGACTTTTTCATAGCTTCAACAATGTTGTAGTCCTTGTCAAAGCATACGATGTTCTTTGCAATCTCCGTCCAATCCTTGAGATCATCAAGGTTTTGTCCCTCAAAATTCTCAATTCCAATGCCGTCAACGTGGGCTTTCACGCAATCCATAATCTGTTTCGCAAACTTATGCATAATATCAAGCCTCCCTTACTGCAATCAAATTACTGTTCTGCACTTCAATAGCCTGCGTGGACGTATTCTGCACGGCTACGGTACTGCAACAACCGCAAGGCACATCAACATATGCCTGTGCTGATACATTAAAGAAATTCTCAACTGCCGCAGGGGTCACGATCATCTTTGTTGACTGTAAAGGCTCTCCGTCTACTGCAATGGCAAGCGAAATCTCTCCAACTGTGCCGCCTGTCGGAATCTGAATGTTGCCGGAATACGATACCAAAAATCTAGCTTTGCACTGATTGGTGATACCTCTTAGCTTGATAATTCCACTTCCCTGTCTGTGTACGATACATTTTGTTCCGTTCACTGCTGTTTCTGTGAACGCAACATCTTCTCCAGCAGCAACGGTTTGTAATGCAATTCCTGTTACTTCCATTATTTTTACCTCTCTTTCACAAAAATAAGGGCAAACATTATAGTCTGCCCTTTGATTATAAGTAATACTGCATAGCAGACATGATTGAGTTAAACTCAATTAAGATACTCAATTATTTAGTTTTAGCAGCCACATCCTGTGTTGCATCCGCATCCATATGCATAAGCATTTGGATTAGGTACAACATATGCCGGAATAGCAGACGGATTTACTGCATTGATAATCTGCTGCGTCTGAGCTGCCATCTGAGTTGTAAGCAGTGCGCTCTGACGATCCTGTGAAGCTGCTCTGCGAAGGTCGTTATTTTCTGCCTGTAAGCTAGAAATTTTCTCATTGCAGAGATAATCAAGAATAGCGCGTGTTCCTGCATTCTGACTGTCGATAATGTCTCTCGTGTTGCTGTTCATGGTGTTCTGCAACGCGCAAGTGTTAGTTGCCATGTTGTAGTTTACGCCTTGGATAGCTTCTCTTGTTTCACAGCAGCAGTTAGCAAGCTGCGCCTGTAATGCGTTTGTATTCTGCATATTAGCGACTGTATCAGCATTGATAGCCTGCTGAATGCCAAATCCGGTCTGCAAAATGTTTGTGTTGATGCCGTTCATGCCGGTTTGCACTGCATAGAATCCGTCACAAAGTCCGTTTGTAATGCCGTCAAGTTTTGACACAACCGCCTGATTATCAAATCCGCGCTGGATTTCGCTTCCGACACCACCATTCATTCCGTTTCCTCCGAATCCGTTACCAAATCCACCCCATCCGAAGATGGCAAAGATAACGATAATGAACCATAACCATGAGCCTTCTGCGCCCCATCCGTTGTTATTTCCGTTTCCGTCAATGTTCGCAACAAGCGGAACGGATGCACAATTACCTGTGTTAAACATAGAATTTACCTCCATAATTCATTTTTATATACATAATCTTGCAAGAATTAGTATCACATTCCTAATTGGCTTTTAAATGACTCAAAAGCCTTATCTGCGTCAATTCCCTTTTCTTTGCACAAATTCCTAGCCATCTGTTCGATGCCCTTGGAATCTCCCTTCTGCGCCATTTGCATAGCATTGCGCGCCATAGGGTTGCTCATTACGCTGTTATTCCCCATCATTTGTTGTAAAAACTGCTGTGGGTTTCTCATTCCCTGTAACATCTGCATAGGATTCATTAAGACTCACTCTCCTTTTGTGTTCGTGAAGGTTTTCTTTGCGTTTGCGAAGATAACTTATCTTCCAACTCTTCCATCTTTCCAAACAAACAATCTAATTTGTCAGTAATAGCCTTTGTCGCATCATCAGATAGCCCTATTTCGATTCTTTTATCATCACTCGAAGAATCTGCCATCTGCTCGTTGAAAGGCTTGTAAACGGTCTTTCTGATTGTTCCATTGGCATCCCATTGTTTTGCTACGATTGCGCTCATATCCTGCATTGGGAAAAACGCAACGCTTCCATCCATAGGCACATCATTCGCCATGATCGCTGATTCCGACTGCACTACTTTTCCTTGGATTCCAAGAAACTGTGGTTGCATCTGCGGAATCTGTGGCTCTGGCTGTTGAAACCTCTGCATTGGGTTATACTGATAAGCGGCATAGCTTGGGTTTGGGTTAAATGCCATATTCTGATTTTGCATCTGATACATTCTCTTCCTCCAATACTTCCTTGATTGCGTGAATCATTGCTGACTGATACACAAGCGGAACCTTTGACACATCTTCTCTTATTAAGATTTTTTCAAGAATCTCATCTGTAAATAACATTCCGCATCCCTCCTATGCTTATATTTTTGCATAAAAAAATACGGTTCTTCCGCAAAAAATAAGCAGAAAAACCGCATAAAAAAAGAACGCTCAAAGCGTTCCAAGTCTACCATTTACAGAAAAGAATCTAAAGCACTTGCGCAGACTCCTTTCTTTTGTGTTCAGTTTTTGAGTACCATTTTGAGTACCAATTTTTTTTAAGACGCCGCAAACACAGTGTTTATGCGACTTTTAAAACAGTCCGTACGGGAATCGAACCC